GAAACAGCCGATAGCCGAGGCCGGGCAGGCGTTCACCACCCTGATGCCGTGCTCGTTGAGATACGGGACATACGTATCGAAATGGCGGGCCCACTCTTGCCAATTGTTCCACGTCTGCGCGCGGCGCTTCTCGTAGTGCTGGTCGTTGTGGCGAAAGCCCGAGGCCGCGTCGAAAGCGCCGTCATAGTCGTAGCCGAACAGCACGATGCTCCTGGCTCGCTTGTGGATGCAGATCTGCAAGGCTCCGAAGCCCGACGTGCCGCCGCCATAGATTTCGCTCGGGTCGGTCGAGAGATTCTGCCCGTCGAGGCGGCGCAGGAACGTGACGTTCTTGGAGGGAGGCGGCCCGGTTTTCTGAAGCTGATCCTCGGGCACGGCCCAATAGACGCGCGTCTGAAGCTTCGCGAGCCTATCGCGCCACTCGACGTAGCGCGGCATGTCGAGCCCGAAACCCGCGTCAGCCCACGGGATATCGAAGACCGAGCCCTTGACGGCGAGGACGTGAACACCGCGCAATCTATCGAAGTCGAAGCCCTTGAGGCTCGGCCCGCCGCCGATGACGGCGACGGGCTTGTCATCCCAGAATGGCTTGTCGATGCTCCCATACATAGGAGCCAATAACGTCAGGCGGCAATTGTGGTGTCAAGGCCGCGATTGTATTGCAAGCGGAACTGCGCCAGCACGGCGAAGATGCGCAGCTGGTTGATGAGGTCTGGCGGATAGAGGACGTTGACCCGATTCGGGTCGTTCGCGTCACGCTCCACGATCAGGTTCGCCTTGAACGCCACCGCATTCTCGACGCGCCCCAAGAACTCATCGAATCGGTATTGCGCGATCAGTTCGGCCTTGATGATGTTCGGCGTCACGATCGCCTGCCCGGCTCCGAAGCGTGTGCCGTCGTCGGCGAGCTTGTGCCTCGGATACTTGCTGGTGATAGCCTGCCGCTGGCTGCGGAACAGTGCCGCGAGCGTGGCCAAGGTCGGCACGAGCTCGTAGGCGTCGTCGCCCTGGCCGTAGAGGTTCTTCTGATAGGTCGTGCTCTCTCGCTTGATGGCCGGGACGTTATCGCTGTTCGGCCCCTGCGTGGCGATGCCTACCCCGGCAAAGTCGTTCAGCTGCTTCAGGAGGAAGCGCTGGTGCTTTGGTGCCGGAAGGCAACCGTCGAGCGAGAGGGTCTGAAGCGGCCGCGCCGGGTCGTTCAAGAGCGCGCGCGCCGCCTTTGCCGCATAGGCCGCTGCGAAATTCCAGACCGGCGTTGGGCAATCCGGCTCGATGCCGAGCACCGACAGCACGCCGCTGTTGTTGTTCGGGCCGTATTCCATGATGTCCGCATAGGTGCCGCGAAAAGCTCCGAACACATGGCCGTAGAGCTGCCGCAGCCAACCCCAGCGCCCATCGTCGCTGAAGCCGTATTCGTCTTCCAGCTGAGCGAGCGAGGTGCTGTCGGTGAAGCCGGTCGCCAGATACTCGTAGGGCTCGTCGCCCATGTTGGCGATGGCATTCGTCAGGTCCACGGTGCCCGTGCCGCCAGTGAGCTTGTTCCCAGGCATCGTGATGGAAAGCCCGTAGGGAATCTTCTCGGCCGCGAGCGCACCGCCATAGGCGAAGCGCACGTCGATATCGTTGCCCTCCACGCCAATCCACTTGCAAGTCAGCGCCACGGTCGCATCGCCGCTGCCCGCATTGCTGGCGAGGACAGGCATCGACGGGTCGGCGTTGATGGCCGCCGCAATGGACGCTGCCGTATCGCCCACGTCCTCGTTCGCCGCCACGAACACCTGGACCCTGCGCCCGGCAATGTAGACCGGCAACGTGCCAGCCGCACTTGCCGGGGTAGCCACCGTCATGATGAGCCCCGCCGCCACGCCCGCTGCAGCAGGCGTGATCGGGATGACCCACAGCTCCTGGGCGAAATTGTTCCTGGTGAAAGCTTCCACCATGCCGTCGAGCATCGAGCCGTAGCCGAACAGCTCGCGCGCATCTGCCTGCGACGGGACCGGCACCGGCACATCGACCGGCGCGCTCCCAGCGGCGAGCTTCGATCCGATCAGCAGCGACGGAAGATTGGAGACGGGATAGCCCGCCATCGACGGGTCCACCTCGACCCAATAGAGCGGCATTTTCCAGTTGGCGGGAATGCTTGAGAACGAGACGGGCATCGGGCTTCCTTTCGTGCCAGAGGTGAGGCGGGCGCTGTTGCCCGCCCGCTACGAGCCGGTGTCCAGCTCGATGACTTGTTCCAGTTGCGGCGTGCCCGAATCGACGTGGGCCTTGTCTGGGAATTGCGTGGTGATGACGACCTTCTCCAGCATGTCGGTGACATTCGGCGGCCAGTAGCTGCGGAACTGCACCACCATCTCCACACGGATTTCGTAGAGCGTGATCTCGCCCAGCTTGGCGTATTGGCCCAGCCGGTCCATCGACAAGATGCCCTCGGTCAGGTTCACAAAGCGCGAGTCGCCCAGCAGGAGAGCGTCCACGTAGCTCATCGTGTCTTCGAGCGACGATAGCTCGTTTTGCGAATCCGTCTCAATCTGCACCGCGCCGCTGATGCCGAGCGTGAGCGCGTGGATGAATTTCGGCTCTGCCTGATTCGACTGGCCATCCTGCTCGCGGCGCTCCCGCAGGATGAGCACGCTGAGCACCGGCAGATTGTTAGGCTGCACTTGCAGCATCGGCGTCTTGCGATAGGTCTTGAAAGCCGGGCCGAAGCCACCAGCCAGCAGATTATAGGCGGTCGTGGCGATCAGGCTGGCGTAGTCGCTCACGTATAGGGTTCGCGCTGCCGCAGCAGCAGCAGCCCGCCTCCCTGCCCGTCCTCGTCAAGGTCGCCGATCCAGAATTGCTTGCCGCAATGCGGGTGCGTCGGCTCGGTAATCTCCACGAGGTCGCCCTCGTCGGGCGCGGCCGCGAAGTCGCGCATCCGCACGCCGAGGCTCGTTTGCTGGTCGGAGAAGATGGCGCCGTTCTGCAATTCGACATCGAGCGGCGCGCTCGAATAGACGCCGAACGTGGGGAAGGCTGGCACGCCGGGCTGGCTGACCAGCGGCGTGTAAAGCACCGCGATCTGGAAAATGTTGCCAGCAGGCGTCAGCACCAGGGCATCGAAGTCGATCATCGTGGCTCCAAAAGAGCGTGCGGCGCGTCACCGCCGCACCAAGTGCTCTGGGGAGAGTCCTCAGGTGTGGGTGGCCCGCACCAGCGCATAGGGGCGCGTGCAGAAATTGAGCGTATTCATCTGGGTATCCATGTGGATGCCCTTGTCGTTCGGCATGTTGTATTGCTTCACGTAGCGGGCCAGCCCCATCGTGTTGACCGTCTCGATATAGTCGGCCGGTGAGAACACGGTCGGGAACAGATTCGGCACGCCGAGCGGAAACAGATACGCCAAGTCGGTTTCGATCATCGGGGCGTTGTTCGCATAGCCACGATAGTTGACCCAGAGGATGCCGCCGAAATTGAATATGCCCCAGATTTGCCCAGCATCGACATAAGGCCCGCGCAGCTCGCTAGCCGCCGTCTGGTTGAGATAGGTGGCGCGCACTTCGTCGCAGGCGATCAGCGCATCGAAGAACGCATCGCCGCACAGCGCCTCGATACCGGTGAACGACTGCCCGTCGAGGTTGGAGCCCATCGTCCGCGTGATCGCTGCACAAGCCGCCCGCACATTGCCGGTCGCGGGCTTGGTCGACAGCGGGATATTGATCGGCGCGGGCTGCACCAGCCCATATTCTTTGTAGAGGTCGAGCGTGGTGCCGTTGGCATAGGTGACCACGCCCTTGATGGCGCCGACGCGGGAATATTCCTGCGTATATTCGAGCGACTGACCGGCCGTCTGCATACGCTCGCCCACCTTGGTCATCACCGCCTCGGTGCCAGTCTCCTGCCCGAACGGGCGAACGCCTTGCACCTCCTCGGCCATGATGGCGTCGTTGATCTCGAAATGCGGGACCGAGATGGCCCTCATGCTCCTGCGCGCCTTCGGCATGGTGATACCGGGACCGCCTCGCGGCGTCGGCGGCACGAGCGTCAGCACCGTGTTGTTTTCCTCGATGGCGACCGTCGTGGTGGCGATCGCCGTCTCGGTGAAGATCCCCTGGCTCGACACCCAGCCTGGGATGAAGCGCAGGTTGTTGATGGCGAGCGTCAGGTTCAGGACGCTGAAAGCATCGCCGCGAAAAATATCTAACATTGTGTTTCGCTCCTCAGTTCGTGTCGCGAACGACGATGCCCGCCGCGCGCAGCGTAGCAATGCCCGCTGCGATCTCCGTGCCCGACATCGTGCCCCAGAACAGGAGCTTGCCGTTCACCTCCGCGTCACGACTGATGACCGAGATGCGCAAGCCGGCGGTTGCGTCGCCCGTCCCGGCGTAGATGGCGAGCGCATTGCAATTCGCGCCGGTCGTCGCGGGCACGAAGGTCGCGGGCTGATCGGTGGTCGCGGCCGCCGTTCGCTGGAGCGGCTGGCCGACAGCGATCGAAACCGCGCCAGCAAGATAGGCGTTGTCGCGCGAGCGCTCGCCATTGGCCTCCGTCAAGATGAATTCGGCCGAATGCGCGCCCTCTCTGAGCACAGGAAATTGAGACACGTCAGGCTCCTTTCTTCCGAGCGTTGAGCTTGTCGGTGATCTTCCCCCACAAGCTCTCGGGCGTTTTTTGCGGGACAAGCGGATGCTGCGGAAGGAGAGGCGGCTCACGCGCCGCAGCGGCGCGCAGATCGAGCAGCTCTTTGCGAACCTGCTCGACCGGAGTCTGAGCGCGCACATAGGCTCCGACCCGTTCGGGCATCGTCGCCAGCGTGCAGAGGTCGATCACGGACGAAACATAATCGCGATGCTCCTCCATGCCCTGCTGCTTTGCCTGCGTGAAATTCAGGATGTCCGCGCCCTTCGGCTCGGGCACGGTCAGCTGGGCCGCAGCCGGGAGCGGTGTCGGCGCAGGCGACGGCGATGGGGTTCCCGGCACCTGCGCCGCAGGCTCCGGAAGCGGCATGGAGCCTGTCATGGACCGCAGCTTGGTCGCTGCCGCCTCGGGCAGCAGCCGCAGCGGATAGTTCGCCGCCATCTTCACGTCGGCCGTCACCTCGTCGGCATAGCCGAGGCTCTTGGCCTCCTTGGCATCCATGAGGCGGTCTTCCTTGAGCAGCTTTGCCACAGCAGACGGCTTCTGCCCAGAGCGCGAGGCATAGGTCGCGCTGATGCTCTTGTCGATGCGGTCGAGATCATCGGCGACCGAGCGCATCTCCTCTGCGGTGCCCATGACGAAGCCAGAGGCGTTGTGGAGCAGCATGAATGAATTGGCGGGCATGATAATGCGGTCCGCCGCCATCGCGATGTAGGACGCAATCGAGGCCGCGATGCCGTCCACATGCGCCGTCACCTTCGCCTTGTGGTTCTTCAGCGCATTGTGGATCGCCACGCCGTCGAACACGTCGCCGCCCGGAGAATTGATGTGCAGCGCAATCGTGCTCACGTCGCCGAGCCCTTCCAGCTGGTCGATGAAGCTCTTGGCGCTGACTGCGCTGTCGTCCCAGAACGAGCGGCCGATCTCGTCATAGATGGAAATCTCGGCGGCGCCCTCGGTCGCCAGCATCGTGAACCATTGCCGCATTGCCCTTGCTCCTTTGAATTACGCCGCGTCCGATTCGTTGTCGGCGGCGTCTGCTGCCGCCTGCTCGGCTGCGTCCTGCTGCGCCTGCTCGGCGGCCGGGTCGGTCGGCTGGGTCGGCGAGGCATAGACGACCGGGATGACGATATCGAGCTGCTCGGCGCGCTCCTGATCGGCGGCGATGCGCTGATCGTTTTCCTCGGGGTCGTAGCCCTCGGCCTCGATGACGTCGCTGCGGCTCTTGAAGCCCGAATCCACAGCCAGCTTCTCGGCCTGCCGGTCCTTGAGCGGGTCCACCCAATCGTTGCGCTGCGGAATCCATTTCGTGCGGCTGTAGTCCGACTTGCGCAAGAGGTAGTCGTTGACGGGAACCGGAAGCGCCTCGGCCAGCACCGCCGTGTCCAGCCAGCGTTGCCAGACGGGGCGGCACATCTGGAAGACGAAGACGTTGTGCTGGGTCTGCTCCAGCTTGCGCCGATACTCGACAATCGATCCGCGCAGCGAGCTATAGTTCGCGCGGCGCAAGTCGGACGTGCCTAGCGAGTAGGGGATGCCGAGCCCCGAGAAGACGGCCAGCTGCTGACGATACTGATACGCCTCGTAGGAGCCGCCCACGTCGGCGGGCTCGCTGAATTTGATGTCCTCGCCGGGCAGCAGCGTCTGCAAGGTGCCCGGCTCCAGCCCGGTGAGCCCGATGCCGTCCTGCCCGCTCGTCGTATCGACACCATCAACCGGCACGATGTCCTCTGGCACGGCGCTGGTGACGAAGCCCGCGAACATCGCCGCGATGCGTTTGCGCTCAAGCTCGGCGTCGTCATACTGGTCGAGGAAGAACAAGCGCACCAGCGCGGGCGTGATGAGCGGCACGCCGCGCACCTGACCGGGCCGCTGCGGCTTGAAAATGTGCAGCACCTCGGAGGCCGGGACGCGCACCGGATACAAGCCGGTCAGGTTGATGTCGATCGGCATGTCGCCAGGGTGCTGCGGGTGGAACCAATAGGCGACGCGCTGGCCACGAAAATCGAACTCGACGCCGTTCATGATGTAATTGCCGTTCGGCGCGAATTGATTCCAGTGATACGGGCACATATCCGATTCGAGCAGCTGGATCTGCAAGGGCACGAGATAGCCGTCCTCGACCTTGCGGTTGCGGAAGCGGATGAACACCTCGCCGCTTTCGAACAGCGCCCGAGCCACCATCGTCTGAAGGCCGTAGAAGTCGCACAGCCCGTCCGCATCCGATTCGTCGGTCCAGTCTAGCCACAGCCGCTGCATCGCGGCGCGCAGGTTGGGGTCCTCGTTGAACAAGCTCGACGGCTTGATGCCGGTGCCGACCACGTTGGCGACGTAGCTGTCGCAGGCGGCGTTGGCGTGGGGATTGTTGCGCAGCACATCGCGGCAGCGCGCCCGCAACAGCGCGCCAGACGATGCCATGATGACGTTGGTGGTATACTGCGTCGGCATCCACGAGCGCAGCCGCCGCCTGAATGCGCCGCCGTCGAAGCCGGTGCGTCCCATCGGCACCACCGAGGTGCCGGTCCAGTTGAAGCCGTCGAACTGGTTGCGAAAGCGCCCCTTCTTCATGAACGGGCCGAGAATGCCCTCCGACAGCAAATTGCGCAGCCTGCCCATCACAGGCCCTTGTCGGGCGGGCTTACGACACGGATTTGCCTGATGCGGGTCGTGCCGTTCAACTGATCGGTCATGTCATTGAGAATCTGGCGCAAATCGGCCAGCGAGCGGAACTCGGTGCGCTTGTCGCCATAGCCCGCGCTGTTGACGCCGCTTGCGATAAGCGTCGCCAGAGCGTCGATTTGAGCTTGCGTGTAAGGCACGAGGAGGAGCCTGTCCTTTAGGCTCCGAGATAGCTGGACCTCACGATGCGTCTTGCCCGGCGAGCCCTCTGAATGGCCTGCGGCTCTAGCTGGGGATCGGCTGCGCTGGCTACCTCGGATGG